CGAACGCTGTCACAACCGTTGACAAGGCGTAGGAAGGGTTAATATCAGTTCCGCACACGATAAGCTCCGACCACTCTGGCACTTGGAAGGCTTGGCGGTCTGACTTGCGCGATAGGATAACCTCTGGCGAGATCGAATAAACGTCAACGCCACGTTTCAATGGCTCGTTTTGACGCTCGGCCATGAAAGCAAGCTCGCCCATTACAAAGAAGTCAACCATAGCAGAGTACTTTGCATGAGGTTGACAGCGTTTCGAGTCAAACCTACCGTCCCATGATACGGTCATTCCTTCAATCATACCGCTTTCATGCTCGGTAAAATATGCCAGCGCATCTTGGTCTCCGTTGGTCAAGCGTATATCATTCCATTCATTCCACTTTTGACGGCAATCGCTCTTTGTATCTTCCCATCCGTTAGGCCATCTAATGACTTGACCAGTCCTAATTACGCGCCAGTTAGGGTCTTTTGCGTAATGCTCTGCCACGTCGTCACGCTCAATCACGGTTGCAGTCATGATAATCGGCATCCGACTGTCTGGGCCAGCCATCCCCTTGATATCTCCGTTAATCGTTTCGATGGTCTGTTGAACAAGCGTTTGACTCTTTGCTGTATCTCTGTCCTGTGGGTCGTCGACAATTGCGATTGATGGACGGATAACAGATCCGTCTATTGAGGCGTAGTTCATGCCACGAGGGTTTCCGTTAATCGTTGCGCTTCCGATTGCGCCTAGACCGTTTGGCAGGATGATGATACCTTCAGAGATTGCGAGCATCGCACCTGTCGCCTCGTTTCCTTGCGTCAATGCGGTCAACCGATTTCCAATACCACGCGACTCTTTGAACACTGCTGTTGCTTCTGGATAGTCTCGGTGGATGCGGTCATTGAAACAGAGTTGTGTTTTCCAGAAACGTAGCGCACGGTTTTTCGCCTTTGCATCCCACGGTAGGATGACAGGGAAAGGCGTAAGACCTTCGAGAAGAGCGTACAGTGTCAAGCCGTTTACCTCTGTACTTTTGCCAGTACCACGAGGCGCGAGGATTTCAACGTCACCACCAGTTTCAAGCGCATACATGAAGCCGTCTTTAATGTCATGGTGAACTTTTCCGAACGGCAAAGGGAACGATTCGAACAGGTAGCATTTAAGCCACGCCATCGGGTCGCCTTTAGGTGGACGCTCGAAGTTGTTATCTTTCAAGCGTTTAGGCTTGGAAGTAGGTGCGGAAACTTCACGCTTTGAGTCGCGGTATTTTGCGTTTGCTTCGAGTTGTTTCTTATAGGTTTTAGCTGGCATATTTGTAAGTGCTTAATTGATAGGATAATAAAGGAATATATCATAGTCTTCGTCAAAAGGGCAATCGCAGTCTAAACCACTGGAAGAACCTAACGTGTTGCGATTCAAGCACTTACGCATATATGATGATATTCTATCCATTGTGTTGCTCTAGTATTAACTCTGGTTGGTGTATAACCTTGCATTGCTTGCGTGGTCTACAGAAGTTATCCATAGCCCAAAGTGGCCTCATGTTTGTGTAGTGCCACGCTTGTTTCATGTGCTCCTCGTTGTTACCGTCAAACCAAGCGAGTGCTAGTATGTGGTCTATGTGCCACTCTCCGTAGTTACTCCACGACATTCCTTTAGTAAATTGATTCTGAATGTGTATAACAAATTCTTCCTTTGAGCATCCAAGCCAAGATAGTACAGCCTCTTCTCTGGTGCGACCGTTGCACTTGTCTATCTGATCTGCTATTGATTGTCTCTTAACTACATTATATATCTGCTTTCTTCTGCGTCTAAGCAATGCAACAACAATCATCTTCGGTTTGTTACTGTGAAGCCTTTCTCTTATGCATCTATTAAACTCTTCTCTTCCTTCTTTTGTTGCACATTGCCTCTGCTTCCATTTAAGAGACGCCAACCTACTACACGGCTTACACTGTCTTATTATCCTTCCTTTTGATTTAATCATATCAGATACTTTGTGTCTATTACCGCATTGTGCGCAAACAATAAAACCAGTTTTAATCTCACTATCCAGCTTGCTTTTGTTCTCTGCAACTATTCTATCTCTTACTACTTTTCTCATGTCTATCTTTGCACACTTAAGACATTTATAGTATCTATTGCCAGAATTAAATGCGCTCTTTCTGAATAAAGATAATGGCTTCTCGATTCCACACATTGAGCAAACCTTTATATATTCCTTTGGCTCTGGCCTATACTTCTTGCTTTGCGCTCTCTTGCACTCTTTACATTGACTATGATGCTTTACTTTATAGTCTTTGCTCTTAGTTTGCTTGCAAGTAACACAGACAAACTGTCCATCTCTTTCTAGAATACGATTCTTTATATCTTCAATTGCGTCTTTAACCATTCTCGGCATAGTTACGTTAACCCATTTAAGACGTGCGCTCTCTTCTCTTGCTTCTGCCACCTGCTTCTTTGTGCGCTGTCCATTCTTAATCCTATCCTTTTCTTCCCAAGCTTTATGCTTCTCTGGATAACGCTTTGCATATTCGCGCCTCCAACGTAATTTGTCATCAGCGTTTTTAAACGGCATTTGTATCACCTCTAATAAAAAAAGCCTATACATGGTGGAACATGGCATTTCTGCCAACCCATGCAAGGCCTAAAGTATTCATTATCAATTAGATGTGTTCCTGCATCCAATAACATCAGATTATCATAACCGTTGGACATACGCAATAGAAACCTTTACTTTTTTCTTGCAATGGCTTTAGAATGTTTGATACAATCAGCCTTGAGCTAATTACCCATCGGTTGCTTGCAATCCGATTGGGTCATTGCTCAACACTCCTCACTTCATCTGTTCGTGCGCCCTACCGTCCAGCGCATCAATGAGTATGTCCACCACCTCACTGCCCGAGCGTGTGGTTGGTTGTCCGCGCTCTTGTCTGCGCTTCTCCCTGTTCGCTAGGTTGCGCGTCCTATGTGCCGCAGACCTGCATACCTTATCACAGTACAGCTTAGGAGTGCCTTTGCCATCATCGTACTGAACGAACGGAAGTCCACACGCTTTACATAGTGCTATCATGGTTGCTCCTTTGCTTGTAAATAGTCCCTCTCAAAGTCTTTTAGCGATATTAAACCAGATTGATACAGCTTTAATCCAGCCAACCGCTCATCCTGCTCCTGTACCTTCCTCTGTAACGCCTGCATCTCCGTGCTGTACTGCTTAATAACGGCCTCTTGGTTGCGTATACGTTTGGCCTGTGCTTCAATCGTTCCGTTGGTGTCGCGTGTCGGTACGCTCGCCTGTGCCTCTAGGAGCGTGGCTATGCGCTGTTCAAGCTCGCTGATCTCGTTATGTTTGAGCTTCAGCATTGCCGAGTGCGCTTGGTTGACGTTTGTTAGTGTATCAATCGTCTCGTCCCTCTCCGCGATTATGCGCGTATGCTCAACCGTTGCGCGGTCAAGTCCTTTGATGGTTTCTTTGAGGTTATCAATGCACCTTTGTTGCTCAACATTAGTCTGGTTGTGTATGGTTATTAGTCCATCAAATCCTTTGATGGTTTCTGCTTGTTTGTCTACTTGTTTGCTTGTCATATCTAGCGCAAAGTATTTGCGTCCTAATCTTCCGTAAAGTTGTCCGATGTATTTCACTTCCCACCGCCTTTCTTATTGATCGTTGCTTCATACATCATTCCGCTTAACGGTTTTAGCGTCAACTCTCCGCTTGCTTGCATAGCCGTTGCAACGCTTGCTCTGTGCTTGTTTGCGGTTATCCAGTTGAATGATACAAGGTTGCCCCTGCGGACGTTATCTAGTATCTCCTTGCGCCTTCCTGCGGTTGTGTGTAGGTCTTGTTTCATGGAATATTCCTTCCGTATTTTAACGCAAGCATAAACAAAAACATACAAGAAACGAGAAGTGAAAACAATACAATATTGATAACACACTCTTTGTCTGGTTTCATTATTTACCACTGCCTTTCTTTTCCATCGCTTGCTTGATGGCTACTAACTGACTTCCGATTGTCTTTGATACTCCGTTACAGTTTCCGTTTACATATCCCATTGCGTCAACCACTACAGCAGATAGCAACGCCTCCAGCAGTCGCCTGTCTCGTGACTTGCGCGGACGTGTGCGCTTTGGTTTTGGAAGTTGGTTTATAAAGTAACCGCCTCCACATTCACTCCAGTGACCACAGTTGTTTGCGTCCCTTGTTCCGTTGCAACCATAATGACAATGATTACAAGCGTTTATTGAGTCGGTTACGTCTACAAACTTTACAAACTTAATCATTTGCTTTCCTCCCTGTCGATCTGTTCCTGCACGTACTCCATCATGCGCTTGACGTATGCGCCTGCCTTTGCGAGATGGTCAAGTGCGTATTCCTTGTTACCCGATTGCGTGTGCATATAAGCCAACTGATTATGGCGTTGAATGAACGCATACGGGTCACTGTCTAAAGAAAGGCTCAAAAGTGAGCTTTCCAGATACTTGCTTCGGCTGATACTTCGGCAACTCGTCGCCAGCACGCCAGACGTAGTAAAGTACGTTGTCAATGGTTTCTATGGTCATTCTACCACCTCGATTTTCTTGCCACAAAACGGACAATATTTCATACACATTCCAAATGGCCCGTGGCCATGCGGGTCATAGATTGAATCGTGTGACCGATGCGTTTTCTTCCACTTGCACGTTTCGCGCGGTTGCTCGGCTGGCTGGGTGTTCGGGTATTCTGGCAGAGGCATCCAGTGAGTTGCCTGTGCGCCTCCTATATTGCACCATGTACCAAATCCGTCATCCATTTCACATTCAGCTTCAAAGATGTACCCATCTCCGTAGCAGAGTATTTTTTTGCCATGCTCTTTTTCGCACGTATTTATAGGCATCCAGTGTTTCATTTACCAGCCCTCGCTTTCATCATTTCATCGGCAAACATTTTTGCATCGAATGTAGCTACGTCTGGTCTTCCGCCACTTCCGTTGCTCTTCGTGTACGCAATCGCATACTCATCCCACACTGTCAGCCCGTCCGTCTGCTCTGGCGTTGCGATTGGACGGCGGACTACACCGTAAGAGGCTGGCATCTCTTGACTGATGTTTTTACAAGGCAACCACTCACCGCCTAAGTTGTAGTATTCATCACCCTCTTGAATCACATCACCATCCTGCAAAAACACATACGCCTGCCGTTTCGTTTGTTCGCTCATTTCGTGGCCTCCTTCTTGCCGACAATCGCCTTGACCAACAGGCCGAGCGAAAAACGGATTGTGGGATTGTCAAACATGTCAACTAGCTTCTCGTTATTACATTTGACCGCATGAAGCTCCATACGCAGGTGAGTGTTTTCGTTCACGTAATCCTCTTTGAACTTGCGCACCCTTGAAGGTTTGCGCGTTGTTGCGACTGCTTGCAATGCTGTAATTTCTTCTGAACTCATGGTTTGAACTCCTTGTTAGTTTTGAATTGTTAATAATTTATCATAACCGTCTGGCGATTTCAATAACTGTTTCACTATTCCTCGCAATTCTTTTCCACGGTTGTCCCACCGTTCATAACATCGGCTGAATAAGTGATCTCATTCACGTCCATCCGAATTTGCATACCTAGCCGATAGGTCGTTGTTTCGCTCGCAAATGCGTCAATGAAGTCGCTGTATGAAATGTGCACGATTGTTTGCATACCGATTGACAGGCGAGTGACCGAAAGTGCGGTCATCCCTTCGCGTGTCTGCTTGGTCAGTTGCTCGATTGAGTGTTGGGTGATCATGCTTTCCTTTCGTTAAATGGTTTGTAAAGCGATTATTCCTAAGCACCCAAAAAGGCACCCAGTAATAATAACTGTTATCTTGTTTGCTCGTTCTATTTCGTCAATAAGCTTATTATGGTCATTCATGTGCTTTTCTTCCATTTCCCATACCGTTTTTTGTAGGTGAATATTATCACGCCATAATCTTAAATACGCATCTTGGTTTTTACACATAATTCCGTCCCTTCATTTGTTTGTGCGTACTCTTTCGCGCACCGTTCTATGATTTCACGCGCATCCGATTTTTCCATATAACCAGCGTCAAACATCTGCTCACCATACGGCTCTTCTTTGTACCATCCACCTTTTGAACCTGCGTATAAACTAATTGAGACAGGATCGCAACCTATCGCCATTTGCCAACGTTGACCACGCGATCGGAAGTAAAACGGATTGCCATTTATAAGTCCTTCCGATTGAACAGGACAACATCCAGACAAGTAATCAATTTCTAGTCGAACGCTCATAACACCTCCCTGCCAGTTTTTGCGAGGTCTGGCAACTCGTTGGTTGGTTAGAGCCGTCCTGTGTGCTGATACAGTTCTTTGATCTTCGAAACATCGCCTTTGTAAGCAACGATGATTTTCTGTTCACGCTTTGGAAACTTACGCATTTGAAGTGTTGTTTTTGCGTGTGCCAATCGTGTAAACTCACATTCAAGATAGATGATTTTGTTATAAACCTTCAATCCATTTTCCTTAAAGAACAACTCTGTTTCTGATTCAGAGCAGTAATAAGCTCCATTCTTATCACGGCTATCACCTGTCATAACAACAAAGAAACAGTTATCATTTAGGTGTGAGATTGCCTTTTTATAACCAGCAAATAACGTATCTCTAAATACCTCATACGTTGGAAGTGAGTTAATCTCTCCCTCTGGAGGATTTCCGTCATAGTCAAGATACTCTTCAACTTTGTAATATGGTGGGCAAGTAAACACAAGGTCAAACATTCCGTCTGGATCGAAAGTTGAACTGTCGCTCTTAATCCACTTTGCAGAGTTTAAGTCTTGGCAAATTTTGTTGTTTGCGTCTGATTGGTTTTGACGTATCTCGCTTGAAATGTAGTCGTATCCGTATGACCCTGCAACAAACCCAAACTGTACACCACCGCCAAATGGATTGTAAACACGCTTTCCAGCCTTTGGCATAAAGAATCGTAGAATTACCTCACAGGCAACAGGGTCAAGAACAGAGGCGTTTCCGTTTAACGACTTCTCGCTTTTTGTGACAACCTCGCCCTCTTCCATTACCTGCTTTGCCAAGACTACGTTAGACATTCCATTTGTACCCTGCCAGCAACCTTCACGGCTTGCAAACTTTGGGTTCAATACTCCGTTTCGCTTTCCAGCCTCTTCGATTTTCTCATTCCATTCCTTTTTCAAGCGTAACCAATCGCCTTTAATTGAGTTCCATACGTTTGTCATAGTTATATGTGCGAGCAACTTAATACGAACATCTTCCAATCGACCATGCACCATATAAGCAAATTGACCCATCTTCAAGTATGTTTGAAAACCCATACTTTTAAACAGTTGCTCAGTCTCAAACTTGCTCTTTGGGTCGGTAGTAATAATCATAGGCCAGCCTTCTTGGTTTTGGTCAATAACCTTTTGAACCATTTGACGATAGATTTCAAAGTCAAACAGCTCTTTTTTAATTGTTGACTGAAGCAAGCAAAATTCCTTACAGTTTTCGTTCTTTTGGAACGTAAAGAAACCAGCAAACTCGCCATTAATCTTTAGTATTATTGCGCTGTGAATTTGCATATTCTTTCGCGCCGCCCTGTATGCGATACCATCTTCAATCGCTAATTCTGCTACCTGCTGTTCAAATCCAGAGCCTATTACGCTTTTAACGTATGTAAACTCTACTTTATTCTGAAACAACTCAACCTGTTCTGCATTCATTGTGTGAACTCCTTCTTTTTGTTTAACCATTGTAACCGCATTGATCAGAGCATTTACTACAATGCCCTAAAAAAACCTTATCATCGTGCAGTGATACACTCGTACCACCGCCAACCGCCTCTTTCCTTTTTTCAATCATAATATCACCCCATAAAACGCGCTCGTTTTCTTTACTTACGCGCAATGGGTTGTCAATGACTGGAAAAATTGAAAGCAAATACTTTTGTTTTTCTAAGCAGTGTTTAGCAAAATCCGTGTTGCCATAATTGCAAGTTACAACCCTGCAAATGCTCCGTACTTTAAACTTTTTCAATCGCTTAATCTGCCCAACACGGTATTTAATCTCTTCATCGGTATCAAGCCCACTTGTCGATGTGTTAATAATAGCTCCAACATATTGCAGTCTTTCAATCTGCAAGTCGGATAGTGTTTTCCAATGCTTTGTAATGATAACAGGTTTCTTTCCTGTGTACCTAAACCGCTCACATACGTCAATCGTGTTTTCCCAATCGTGGCAAGGATCTCCAAACGTGCCAATACGATACCAGTTAGCATTATGGTTTTTAATCGTGTTGAAAAGTGATTGAAATTTTGAAGGTAAAATCTTACGTGATACTGAAACATTGAAATTTAGCTTGTAAAACTTAGCAACCTTTAAAGCGTAACACTCTCCATAACAACCGCCTTTTGAATAAGCGCACATTCCAAGCTCACACCCTTTAACCGTGTCAACGTCTAAAACGCCCTTTTTGTTTTCACAAGCCGTTAAAATCGGAAGGTAAACTCCTTTTTCACGGTCTATATCATCTATCAATAAATCCTGTGTAAATTCTTCCATATAATCCTTTGCGTTTAAACCGCTCTATCTCGCTCCGTGTTGCGTCCTGCTATCCGTTAAGGTGTTTGTACGTCTTGACGGTTGCGAGCGTGTGGCGGTGTGCTTGCTAATCGTTTTGACCCCTTACAGAACCCCAATCTGTTGTTGCGCTCTGTTTTCCGCTCTTTTTGCCGTCTTGTGCGTCTTTAACCGCTTTCTCTAGCCGTTGTTTACGATCAAGAACTTTGCACCGCGCACGAATACGCATTGTTTCCAAGCAATCTGGAATTGCGAACGACTGCTCTAAAAGTCCTTGCTCTTTTAACCAGTTCAAACCGTCACGGATTTTAGCATTTTCTAGTCCATGCACCTTTTTAAAAGCGTGAAGGTGAAAAGCGAACTGTTCAAAGTGTGCCGTTTCGTAGTAAAAGTCTTGGTTTGGTATATTAGCTTGACGGATTGACTCTGCAAGCTTCATTAGGTCAAATGCGATTTTGCGAGCCTGTGAACCTTCTGCTCCGATTGTTGCCAGTTTCGCGTGTGACTCGTCAATTTCCTTTTGAGTCATTACGCCTTTTAGTATTGCGTTTGCAGTTGTTTCCATTACTGAACCACCTTTCTTTGTGCCATGTTTTCGGCGTTGCGCTTCCAAGTGTGCATCCTCAAAGATGTATCCCATGTCTTTTGTAGTTGAAAGCGCATCCGTCCTTTTGCGTCTGGCTCCATCCAATAACGGCAAAAAGCGATTGCGTCAACATCCTCAAGAATTGTGTTTCCTGTTTTCTGGCATTGGTCTATAAATTCCTGATTGGTTAAAGACTTGAAATTTTTGATTGTTGCCGATGTGATAACATTGGCCTCTATCTCTCCCTCTTTCTCTGTCTCTCTCTCTGTCTCTGGGAGTCCATCGTGATATCGCTCTGATATCGCCGTGATATCATCCTGCAACACCCATTTACAAAGTCTTTTAATGCAAGTATTTATATCCTTTTCAGACATACGCAAACGAAAAGCGAGTGATTGAACGTCTGGAAGTTCACCGTTTTTGTTTTTGTCCTCGCTTGCTATCAACCATAGCATAATCAGGCAGCGAGCAGACTTGTCATCGAGTGAAAACCAGTCTAAATCATTGAGCAAATCACGATAGACTTTTATCCACGGTGGGGTGCGGTTTTTGAAGTGCTGGAACTTAGTCCAGTTTTTGATCTTTAACATTTTAACTCCTTTTCAATTTTCATCATCATTGAGAAGTATTTACAATCGTTTATTGTTGAGCAACGACCGCAACCCATTGAACCCCAAAAAGCGCATTTAGCTATGTATGCCTGTAACACGTCTAAAAGGTCTTTTTTAAGCTCTTTGACTTCACTGTTCATCAGTTGTATCTCCTTTCACTCTTTCAAGTTTCATGCCGTACTCATTACCACAAGCTGTCGGCGTAATTCCCTTTTTTAGAACTAGCCTATTCTTTGCGAATTTTGAGTAGTCGACTTGATGGTGCCAACGGTTGAACTTCCATACAACTTCAACATAGTCTGGGTGCTGATCTTTAAGCGATTGAGCGAACGCCATACGGTGGTCGCCAGTGTTGTATACATTATCTGTGTTACCGCCTTTTAATGGCTTGGCATTCTTTACACCAACAGTTGTGCCTTTATCCATTAACAAGGCTCTGAAAAGCATTGTGCAGTGTCCTTGCTTTAACAATCTTAATGATAAGTCTGTATCCTCGTTATAACGACCGCGCCATCTTTCATCCAAAGATGTGTCTAAAAGTATGCAAGAATATACACGGCTATTCAATAAGAATGGCTCTAAATCGGATCCACGATCAGGAACAAATCCTTTGTGGTGAGGTCCAGCCATTGCTATATTCTCATAACGGTCTACAAAATCCTCCATGGCTTGAAAAAATCCACCACCATAAACACATAAACGCCTATTATTTGTACACCTTGCAAAGGATGTTATATTATCGTCAACAGTCCAGTGTCGTTTGTGCCCTCTATCTTTTGCCCAATCCCAGATGAAATTACGCGCTGGAATTGAGCCAAGACCAAGATTATTGAATGGCATTTTTACAACCTTATCAACTCCGAGATGCTTGACGTATTCATCATATTCTAAATCTTCAACAAAGAAGCGATATGACACGCCAAGTTTATCAAGTGCCTTTCCTGTTTTCTGGCAGTCTGCCCTACCCTTTGATGGTATGCAGATAGGATATTTGCTGTCAGTCTTTGGGCCAGTCCATGCGTAAGTTCCGTTTAACGGCTTCTGGTGCGGAAACCATGCGCTGTCTGATTTTGTAGTTACAGGTATGCCAGTTTTTAAAGCGAACTCTTTAACATCTTCATCTGTAATAAAGTTGATTGTTATGCGGTGTTGCGGAGATGTGTCATTCATAGAAAACTCTGGCATACCCCACCAATCATATCGCCAATCTGGCGCAAGGTCAAAAAGCATGACCTCATCTGTTTTCCTGCACGGACGTTTTAAAGCATCGAATGTTTCCATGATTACCTCGTTAAATAGAAAAACCGATTACAGGGTGACAAGGGCGAAAGGACTCATTGCGAGTAAATAGACCCATCCTGTAATCGGTTAAATTGTCGTTCATACTTTCCATTAATTATCCTTTCGTGGTTGTCACCCCACAAGCCTTCCATAGGCCATGTCGTTACTTATACCAAACTCTCGGACGGATTGCAAGCGGTTTTATGCGTTAATTCATTAGGACAAATCGCCTCTAAGTCCATGCGTGCAAACTGTCCAGCGGTACGGCTAATCTGATAGCCTTGAATGTGCCACTTTCTGCCAGCAAATTTGTACGTCTTATCCTTCTCAATGTCTAGAGTTCCATCATTAATCGCGTTTTGGTTTGCGCGTAGGTTTGCAATATCCTGCACAGTAATGTCAATCTGTTTGAATTGACCGCCAATCCGTGCATAGAGTTTTCCACAATACACCTTATGATTGACCAGCCGTTTTTTCGCTTTCTTAACCATTTGAACCTCCTATCGTCACAATCCCCAAACGTACAACCTTCCAACACGTATTTACACCGCACCCTTGACCGTCCGTAAGTTTAGGCACTTGAAAGCACCCCTCTTGAACCTCATTGCGGTCAATGTCGCAATCAGCGCACCCACCGTTTGCGCGTTTGTATGTCTGGCCGTTTAGCTGGATAGTTGTTTCTTTCATGGCGTGTCTCTTTCAATTGTGATTTCGATGCCTGTATGCTTTGCCCTTCGCTTGATGATTGTTCCGTTGCTAATCTGTCCATCATCATTCCAAAAACATAGCGTAGTTAAAACGTCACACAGCATCTTTGAAAGGTTGTCAAAGTCTGGCCGTGAAGTATGGCACGCGATACCGTCAATAAGGTCGCACTTTTTTTCGACTTTGCGAAAAGGAAAGTAAATAGCAATACAGACTTTCAACGCTCCTTCGTGCGGTTGTTTTGGCGCATGACCTTTGAACAAGTCAATCAGCGTATTTTCAGCCTGTTGCGTTTTCTTCTTTTTGAAAAAGCGCACGGAATTGCCACAGATAAACGCGCCCTTTTGTTGTGCTGTCGTTGTTGGTGGTACGCACGGAGCAAAGAATTGTTGCAGTATCATTGTTGTAATCCTTTCCAGAAAGCCAGTCCTGTGCGGTTTGATGGGTCAATTGATAGCCAGTTCATTTGACCTCCTTCTTCGCAAGCCGTGTTACCTCTGCGTATAGTTCTGCCGATGGTACGAACGCACAGCATTTCGACTTACATTGACATTTTGCGTATTCAGCGCATTTCGTGTGGTCTGCCGATTGAATTAGTTTACGTAGTGTATCTTTAAATGATTGCATGATTGTCCTTTCGGTTATCGGCTAATGATTAAAGCTGTTTCGTCTGCTGTTTCGTTGCCTCCGAAATAGCATGACTTTTCGTGCGATCCGTAATATCCTTCAGTGTTTACGTTTAATCGTAAGCCGTACTCTCCAAGTGAGTCTTGCTCGATGTCTGCGTAACCACCTTCGTACCCTTGAACGCAAACTCGCATATCTGGATTGCGCTTGCTCAATTCTTCAATCAGTTGTTTTACTGTCATATCGTTAATGCGTCCGTTTTTAACTTGAACGGACAAACAATGGATTGGTTGCTAAAATGGTAACACAGGATTTTCGTCTGCCATTGCGTCATTGGCGGCGTTTACAATCTCCGTTGGTACGCCCTTATCTGCGCGCTCCAAGACTGTCATTTCTTTAAGCGAGCAACCACAAAACACTTTGTCATTCCATTCGCGGAAATTGACCCACAGTTTGACAGTCACCTTGTCGTAAACATCAGCTACAATCAATGGGTCATTCTTTTTGGCCTCAAATAGGACAAGACTATTCTTTTCTTTTCCTGTGTCCAATCGGATCTCCGTCAGTTCAAAAGCCGTCTTGCCTCTGACAACCGTTTTGATGTCTAAAATGTTTCCCGTGTATGTAACCACTCCGTCTTTCTGTTCGCTCATTTATTCTGTTTCCTTTCCTGCTTTAATCATTGCGTCTGCGATACCAAATGCGATTTTTGCCAATATCGCTTGGTCGTTTTCCGTTTGGTTGTAAGCGTGAACGGTTGCTCCACTCAACGCCATACCTGCGAACCATTCGCGCTTTGTCAGACCGCCTTGACTGATTGCGATATCACCGACTTGACGGAGTGTAGCGCAGACTGTTTCTGTGATTGGTTTCGCGGTTTTTACTTCACGCCATCCTCCAATTACTTTTGGACATTCAACTTTTTCACAGCCCTCTGTATCACTGTCAAAGTCACAGTTGGCGCAACTTCCTTCGCGTTCTGTGTAAACCTCGTACTCTTTTCCGTTATACTTCATTTGCTTTTCCTTTCGTTTTGTAAACCGTTAGTTTACTTACTCGCCTGTAATTCTGATTGCCTTACCTGTAACGCTTTTCTTTGAGTCCACCGCATAAACCACGATTGACTTGCCGACCATTTCCGCAGGGTTATCCGTCCCTGTAACCTGCGCCAACTGCCTGCGGACGGTTACGCCTGTGATGCCAAGAACCTTGTCCGTCTCGTTAAACGCAACGTCAAACCCTGTGTTCTTACGTCCGCTTGGGTCTGTGAACTCGATACCGCCATTGACCGCCTTAATGGTCAGCTTGAACTTCTTACCCTTCAAGTTTTCTGCGTATAGATACTTGCAACCATCGAATATGCTCTTTTGTTCGCTCATATTGTAGCCTCCATTGATACGCTGATAAGTCCTGCTCCTGTTACTTCTCCGCTGTAGTTTCGAGTGGTTGCCCAATCAGCACGAATTACCGTGACAATTATTCCGTGGTCGTTTGTAATCCGTTTTAAAAGCGAGTGTATCTCTTGCACAATCTGCGCTTTCGTTGTTCCGTTTGTTTCTTCGCTCATTTGTTTATCCTTTCGTTAGATTGTCTCGTTTCCAAACTCCATATCACCGCTCAAGTCCAGTTGGTCAATATAGTACTGTGGTAATACCATCTTAGAAACGTATGACCGTACACCATTAAACTCGCCCGACCGTTCGCACTCACGATACTTGGTTGCAATCTCGACCGCCTTACTCAACCCAAGTTCGCACGACTCTGGATATACCTTGTCAATCGTGAAGTCGTAAGGTGCGCTTGTTTCGATGTTGAACTGATACACGGTCGCACGTTTGCCATTGATCGCCTCATTGCCCGACCGATACCAACCGTATTGTATATCGTAGCCCATGTTTACAAACTGGCGACCGACCGATTGAGGGTCAATGTCAGAGCAGGTCTTTAGGTCAATGAAGTAACTGCCATCAGTTGCCAGGGCGTCAAACCGACATTTGCATTGACCGATTGACGGATGCTCCCATTGCGCGGACAACTCGAATTGGCAACCGTTCAACAGCTTGACCGCTTGACCGTTTTGTTTTAGGCTGTACTCAATGCACTTCAATTCGTGCGCCTGTTCGCTTTTCATAAGTGTAATGCCTTTTGTATCTGCAAATTGCTGGCACTCCTTAAACGCTTTCGAGTTGCGGTTATCATCGTTAATGATAACATTCGCCCAAAAGTCCTTGTCCAAAAACAGCGAGTGAATCAGCGTTCCCTTTGCCATCGCGCTAGACGGCTCGGAATGGCCTACAATCGCTTGCCTCATATGCTTCATTGACGTTCGCCCTGCCTTAATAGCGGACGCACTTAGGCCGTGTAGAGAGGCGTATTGAGCGAATGGGAGGTCGTAGATTAAACCGTTCATTTACTTGACCTCTCTTTCGTCTTGCCGTTCCTTAATCTTGAACGTCCCTGCCTTAATTGCCTTGTCGCGCAGGTCTGTCCATGATTGACCTTTTGCTTTTGCACGGTTGAACATTGTCTTACCACTTCCATTGTTTGCTTTTCCGTTTTTCATACTACTCATTTCCTTTCTTGTTGAACTTGTGAACCTTCGCATACTTGACAGACTCTCTGACCGCTAAAGACATATTGCCGAAGTAGTGGCGGTCTGTCATTTCGTTCAAGTCGTCAAATTCGTTTTTCGGCATTTCCAACGAAACACGCGCCTTGTGATTCGGTTTGATTTTCTTTCGTATTGTGTTGCTCATTGTGCGATTGTTCCTTTCTTCAACTGTTCCGATGCGTTTGTGAGTGCTTGTAACTGTAACTTAAACATTTTATTATTCCTTTTAATTATTAAACATCTTTCATAAGCATTTACTTCCTCTTTGTGTGTTAGTCTATATTTTTTTGATTTTCTATTAAATCTTTCATTTAACATTTTTACCTTTTCCTTGTTTTCGCTTCTCCATTTTCTTGCACGAGCGTTTTCTCTTTCCCTGTTTTCGCTTCTCCATTTTTTCTTAGCCTCTGATATACGCATTTTTGATCTCGCTCTATAATCCTTGTCTCTTTGTTTTAAAAGTTCTCTATTTAGAATCTTATACGCTCTTTGATACTCAGCTCTTTTTTTCCTGTTTTTTAGATTATATCTTGTGTTTTTTTCTTTTACCTTTTCTGGATTAGCTAAAATCCATGCATAATTTCTTATTTTTGCTCTTTCTTTTTGCTCATCTGTTAACGGCTTTCTCATAATTAACCCTCCATCGCCCTCATTGCCGAAAGCATATCATTCCGAGTCATAACACACGGCTTGATAAACTCGATATTCTTTCCGATAACACGCCACGGGATTTTGCAGGCCTCTGTAGCTGTAACCATTGGCTTACGCATACGCTCGATGTATAACCGTTGCTCTGCTGGCGTGCGGATATGGTCAGTAGCGATACAGCGCATCATGGTTACGGGGTCAGCTTGCAGGATGTCCACCTGTACCGTGTCAAAATCGCCCTTGCCGTTTTCAATTACAGCCGTGACTTTACCAGCCACGATCTGCTTTTGTTGGTCAATCGGCAAGCGAGAAAACATTGAATGTTCGGCAAGCTCTGGAAGCAATACACCTCGCCCGACCTTCTCTAAGCGCAGATACACGCTCGGAGTAACGCCCAACTTACGGAACTTATCACGCGCATCCGTGTCATTGTCTAGCAACCAGCAGACCAACTGGCCAGCCTCTAAGATGTTGCGCTTCATATCGCCCAACACGTTGCCCAACTTATCCCACGCCTGTTTGCTTGTCATTGTAACCTGTCCTTTAATCGTACTCATAATCTGAACTCCTTATCGTTTGTTTGTTGTTTACTTGTTTACCTTCTTACTTGCCACCATCCTCACGCGCCTACACCGTGCCTTGCGCTCTTCCAACCGTTCCTGCGCGGTCTTGCCCATGCGTTCAACCGCCATTGCGTGCGTATAACCGCACCTCTCTAAACCCTTACGAACGGCCAACGTGATACCGTCCATGCGTTTGATATAACGAGCGGACAACTCTTCTTTGACCGTCTGGTCGTGCGGTTGTGCAAGCGCAAATTCCATCTCGATAACGTCCAAGTTATAACGCTTGAACGATTCCAAAAAACCGTCAAATGTGGTCACTCGCTTATCCGCGGGTACGTTGCCCATGAAGTCCCAATAGATGATATTAGCTACCCTGCAACGGGTTTCTAAATCGGCTATCTGGTTGACCTGTTCAAGCCACGCAAGACCGCACAGCTTTGATAACACGCGCTTGGCCACTAACTTTTCATGGTTCAACATTACGCGCTCTTTATTTACGTCTTTTTCACTCATTGTTTAATCGTCCTTTCGTTACTTCACAATCTCGCACTCATAACCAATCGCTTTGCAGAACCGTTTTGCGCCTCGAATTGCGTGCGAGCGTTTGGAATATGCCATTGATTCAAGCTTCACGCCTACCGTTACAAAGAACCAGTAACAATGATCGTTTGTTGAAATAATCACCTTCGCCACCTTGCGAGACTTGCGTACGGGCAGAGGGAAGAAGGCTTGGATGTTGCGCCACAGTTGCTTTTCAAAAAGATAATTTGTCCCTGTCATTCTCCGTTGTCCGTTCCATGTAACACAAGTATTTTTTTCTTTTCTTTCGATAAACTTTGGGCTTTCATAACCAGATTTATACTCTGAATCGCAATCACTATACCGTACCCTCTGCCCTACCGTAACCTCGCTCGGCTTTGTAACCGTGCGCCACTCGCCTTTAACACCGAAAATCGTTTCTTGTTCGTTTGTCATTTCGTTTTTCCTTTCGTTCCTAGTTAATATGCTTCGTTGCAAAAATCGCCCACACCATCAGCACCGCGAAACCGACCGTGAATAAGGCGACCAGATATTCGCACATCTGTTGTCTGCGCTGTTCACGTTTGATCGCTCGCAGGTTAATGCGGTCAAGGTATTCGGTATTATTGCTCATTTCGTGATCTCCTTTTTCTTTTGGTCAAAGCGATTAATCTCGCTTCTAATATCATTTGCGAACGGTTGCTCGTGCGTAAATGCGAGCGCACAGAGGCCGTTAATCCGTCCGATCATTTCCTCAACGGCCAAGCGGTAATCTAGCATTTGTGATTCGGTCATTTTGAACTCCTATCCTGTTATCGTTTAAGTAACCTCGCCAGCGTGTTAATTGTGAGAATGTCTACTAAACATCGTCCACGCTGGCGAGGGTTTTGCCACTCGGCAAAATTGTTATGCTTCGTTGCTTTCGATTGCGTTTAAAACTGCGTAAGCCAATATCCGAGCGCAACTGTCTACGATTAGATATTGCTTTGAACGTAGGATTTTATCGCAGTCTGGAATACTGTCCAATCTTTCGTTTGCAACTTTAAAGTCTAATGCTAATTTTTTAATTGTGTCATTCATCTGTTGAACTCCTCTATTGCGTTGTTGATGTGGCCATTATTGCAAATGTGCGGTTGAGTGTCAATAATAAAAGTTAATAAATTTTAATAATTCTTTCACCGCATGAAAAACCCCTCTTAGGGAGTTCAATTCTAAGAGGGGGCGAGCCTATATGCTCTATGTAGTGTGAGTTGCTAGATTATCATTCCTTCGCTTCTTTAGCAATCCTGTTTTTATAAGCATCTAAGTAGAACCGAAAAGCGTCCTTACCTGCAATCGCTCGCATGGCTATACGGAGCTTTGTCCATGCAATCGCTCGGTGAATCCATAGGCTAGGCGATGACATAGGATAGCGAACCGATAGCATGATTGAGCTGTTCTGCTTCCAGTGTTTAACTGTTTGATTAAACCCTGCTCGTGTTCCTGTCGAATAGTAATACTCCACATCATGCACACCTGCGACCTCTTTAAAGTTGCCAAAAATCCATGTAAGGATTGACCGCATACTTGACGGCCAAGCGTCTGGGCCGTAACCGTTATAGATACGAGCGAACGATTTCTCACTCATGCAGTAGAACTCAACGCAAGCACGGAGCTTGTAAAACTTGATTGCCTCAAAAACGTCTTTATCACTCATTGGTCTGTCCTTTCAAAAAATCGCGCCCCTTTGACCGTGTAGCTAGCGTATAGGTCTCGGTTGCTAACTCGTCCATGAAACGAGCGAGCAGGCGCAAAGTAAATCATTTTGGAATCAGCGGTGCGAGCGTCTGTATTGTATCACAAAGCTTGCCGATACTTTCCTTGTCTGGGTTCGTGCTAAACGATTCTAGCTCAACTGTACCCTTCTCGTAATCGAACGCAAAGCCCTTTATCTGTCTGTCCCACAAAAACGAATCAGCCGTGGCTTCAATAACCGTACCGTCCTTCGTTGTCGTGGTGAATTGAACGCTCGTGCAACCGCTCAATAATACCACAGCCAAGCAGACCAGTAAAAGAGATAGTAGCGTAAAGTAGACGCATTTGATTTTCTTTTCATAAAAGTTCCCTGTCATTTAAACACCTCCGCTAGTTTGTCGCTCGTTTTGTAGTAAGTATCAGCGTTATACTTTTGAACCATTTGCCAGAATATAACGCCCATAAACCCTAATACAGCAAGTGCAACCGCCCGACCGTAGGATGCTAAGGTGTCAAACTTCTTGTCCAGTGAACCGAGTTTGCGATCAATCTCGCTAAACTTCTCATTACCGACCTCAAGCTGTGACACGATAGGCGGTTTTCCATTGCCTTTATACAGCGTCTTTTCGATGCCATGAACGGCCTCTTTAATCTCCGTAACATCGTCCCTTAATCTTATTACGTTGTCCCTCTGTTCGCATGGTGTCATCTGTTCGCCCTCCGTTTAATGTCCAAAAGTTGCCAAGCCATAAGTGAGTCCTTTCGTTAAATTAGTTTGTCCGATAGCGAATGATGACGATGCCAGAACCGCCCGAACCGCCAGAAGTTGGCCCACCAGAACCAGAAGTTGACGCACCACCACCACCACCGCCTTTTCCATTTACTCCGTTTCCACCTGCGTTTCTAGTTCCTGCAATCCAGCTTCCGCCTGCACCACCACCACCGTCTCCACCAGAACCACCGTTTGCATTATACCCACCAGAACCACCGCCTCCACAATAGAATATACTTGCTCCCGAAAACGAGTTTGCAATACCATATCCACCGTTTGCGCCTGCGCCACTCGTATCAGATTTTCCTGCTTCTCCAGAACCACCACCAGAACCAGATGCTCCATATAAAGCAGAACCTACTCCGCCGCCAAATCCTTGATTTCCTGTTCCTGCTGTAGCTCCAATCGTAGAACCACCACCGCAACCACCGTTTGCACCTGCACCAGCTACGGATATAGAACCTATGCCACCTCGACCACCACCATAAGCCGTAAATCCAATAGCTGAAGAATTAGCTCCACTTTCTGCAGAAGATACAGTACCAATACCTCCAAGACCAATTACAATCGAATAACTAGATGCTGAAATATCTAAATTTGTTACAACAAAACCACCAGCACCACCGCCTGCTCCAGAGTATGAGTTTCCCAAAGGTGTATAACCTCCACTACCACCACCTCCAACTATCAGAGCCTCAACACTTCCACCGCTTGTCACCTCAAACGTACCGCTAGACGTGAATATGTGCGCTCGATAATTCACGCCTAGTTCCGTGTAGTTGGTAATCGTGCCACCTGTTGCCTGTACGCCTTGAACGGTATTTGACGCACTTGCAAACTGTTCGTCAAAATCTAAGTGCCATTGTGCTGACGCAATAAGCGTAAAAGCGAATAGGAGTGTTAATATGTTTTTCTTCATGTTATAGGCCTACTCCTTTCCATGCAGAATCCGAAACTCTGCGAATCAATATTGTGTTCCATGCGTTTGTTGAAATGGTCGGAGTGGTCGCATAGGTAATCACGTTTGTGGCTAGTGTGACGCTGTTCGTTCCGCTGTAAAAGTTTAGTGATACGCGACTGACTCCGCTCGTTCCGTAGCTTGTCGGGTCAAGCGTGATTACTGTCGGCTCGGTAATCGTAAGGCTAGGCATATTACCGTGAGCGTAGACAACCGTTGCCGTTCCGTTCGCTGGAGTGATTGTGGAAGTGAACGTCTTATAAGGTGCGGACATCGAAGCATCTATCCCCCCCAAGTGCGCCTCTACGTTCGCAGATGATGCCGTGTAGTTCGTGGGGGTGAAGGATGTTTTTACGTTTGAAGATGCGATATTCGTCAATCCTGATCCATTACCTGCTAATGAAAGAGCAGTCAACGCACCGCCTACATTAAAGCCGTCAGTCGTGCTAATAGCGCATGAACTACCAACACCCCACCGTAAGCACTCCGCACCGCTTAGCGAGTTTAGCGTACTACCTGCAGATGATGTGGATTTAACGCTGGCCGTATTAACCACATTGCTAAGTGCCGATAATGCAGGCGCAAGGTGTGGGTCTGTTTCTGCGGTCAACCATGCTTGGTGTGGTGCGACCACCCATCCATTTGTTTCAGAGCGTACCAACCAATCGAGGTGCGCTGAAACCGTCCATCCGTTGGTCATTGCTTGCGTTACATAGCTTGAAAGCAAGGTCGCGTGGCTTGTCAAATTCGTGTTATGGGTTGAGATTGCGCTGTTAATATCGTTTGTAGTTATGCACCCGACTACCTGCACGAATTGGAGCGCACTTCCAGCCACTTCCGTCTTCTTAATGTCCAACCGTCCCGTGCCCGTCCAGTAGATTGCGCTGTCCTTGTAGTATAAGATAGTGTAAACCCATGATGTGGCGTTCGTTCCTAAGCTCGGTAATTGAATCAAATAGCTGTTTGAATAGTAACTCTGATTAGTAACCGATACCCAAAGCGTATTTGTAAGCGAACTTGAAAACCGCATGACCGCTTGAACGTCATTAGTCACGGTCAACGCCTTACCGCTCCGATATTGGTCACAGGCTATTAACGGACTCGACCCTTGCAATACTTCGAGCGTTGGTAATGAAGCCACTCCTGCCGTCTGTAGCTCGCACGGAATACGCTTTGCCCAATCGCGTGGGTCAGCGGTTGCGATTGTGGAAACGCCTATCAATAAACCAATCAATAGACTTCTCATTTCGTCACCTCTTTTCTTGATGTACATTTCGCTTTTATATCCAAAACCTTTTTGCTTTTAATGGAAAACTTTCCGCTTTTAGGAGTGTACGAAAAAACGTATTGAATCAAAATCTCTTTCAGTTCAACGTCAATTATCGGTTTACTTGCCATCTGCTTTCTCCTTTTCTGCCATCATTTCGTGAATATGCTTTTTGGCCGTTTCGTTAACCTGCTGTAAAATGTCGCCTGTCCATATTCCGAATGGGTCAGATTTAGCCATCATTATACAAAGATTTTCTGCCTGCTTCAACGTCAAATTGATTGTAATTGTTGCCATTTGTTTGTACTCCTTTAATAGCTCTTGCCTGTTTCGCTGTCACTTCCAAAGCCGTCCTTAATAACGTGGCAGTCTAAGTCCGTGACCGTGACCGCGCCTGTCCCTTGGTTTCCTTGCCTGTGTAGCTTAATTCGGATGATGCTTGAAACTCCATTGCTAAGTCCAGTTATCGGTAGAAAAGATGCTAGTTGGTGCATAGTACCGCCTGCATAGGTAATGCGATTAGAGGCCGCACCGCTGAATATCTCCGTTTCGTTCGTATGTCCTACCCCTGTTATATTGTAATAGCAAAACCACATGTTCGTTTGATCGGCGTTTGTCTGCCAAAAGTGCAGGTGCGGATAAATGTCTGTCCCCTTTTTCCGTGCGTGTGGAACTTGTAGCGTGAAAGTCAAATGGTCGTTCGCTTTGTTCGTGGTAGCAGAGGTTTTGAACGACTTACCGCCAAGCGTGTCATCTGCTTCTATGTCCGTTTGTCCAGACGTATAGGCCGTGTTTGCGCTTGCCAGAATGTCATCCCATCCATAAGGCGCGTTCGTGACACCGCCACCACCGCCCTTCGTAAAGAAGCGTGTACCGTCCGACCATACGATGTTCGTTTGTGCGTGCAACGAAACCGCTAAACATATCGCCAAAAGTGTAGTAATCGTTTTCATGTTATGCGCTCCTTATAACCAGAATTTTGTCGCTCGGTTGTGCGTCCTCGATTGAAATCTCTTGGATTGTCGCACCTGTCAAACCGCCCTTTGTTGTCCAGTTGGAAATGTCAACGCCCGCTACATCATTAAAATATATATTCGCAAACAACCCAACATCATAACTAGATTGACCGCCAAGCAAAAGAACACCTGTTCCACCTCTTGAACCAATAGCCACAATATCCGTGCTAACAGCCAAATATTCATCATTCCAGTAATTTGCATCAGTATTTCCTTGAAGCGCAAATTCTCCAGCCCTTACAGTTCCGCTAGTGACATAGTTCTTTGTGTCTGTAAAAGGTGATGCAATCAAACCAGCCTCATGCCAGTATGAATCATCATGGTCAGTATTACCGCCAGACAGTCCAGTCCCCTTTGCGGACGTTGAACCGCTGAAGTCAAGCGTGGTATGCGTTAATTTATCATCCCAATCACTATTCCACGGAATATAACCGCCGATTGCGTCGCCTAAGTCATCAAGGAATGAAGTATCAGCTACTAGGTTTGCTTTAAGGTCGCTAATCAATGTCCGTAGATTGTACCAGCGAACGTCTGCGCCATCGCCTGTGCTGTTAGTTTCGCGCAATGAAATGTGCTGTGTCCGTGCTGGCGTTTCTGCGAATGGTGCTTCGTCTGGCGTTAATGGAGTCATGAAGCCGTAAGCCCCTACGGTGTGATCTTCGCTGTCCCAATCGCCATTATCGGACGGCCTTGCGATTGATCGGAATTTAGGAGATGGTAAATCACCATCAAATGAAGTGCGCTCGTAATTGATTGCGGAATGATGCAAGGAATAAATACCCTGCGTGGCGGTATAAGCGAGAATAGGAATTTTTACATATTTTCCAGTCGGTGATACGGTTGCGTCAGTTCCGAAAGCAAGTGTAATTGGCTTGCCTGTCATATTTGTAAAAACGTCATTCGAAAAATTGATATACGCATTTAACCCTGTAGTCGAAAACGATGCAACTGAATACCAATCGGGCGAGCCAACACCTATTGCGGTCAGTCCTGTTTGCAGGGCAGTGAAGTCCTTTCCGTTGACTGTAAAGGAATTGGTAGGCATGTAGATGCACGTGACACCGCCTATATCCTTGATCTGCCAAACGTGTAACGCTTCCTCTTCACCGCCTGTCAAACCGTCAATGATGATTCTCGGGATAAGTCCGTTCCGTCCGTTGTGCCATTGAACGTGTCCGCCGATGATCTCAATGCGTTCCCAAATTTCCTCAAGCAAGCGCAAACCGCGAGCGACACCGCGCAAGGCTAACGGTTTCTTTTCCATCGGTGTATTTGTGAATATTCTACCCATATTAACTCCCTGACTCTGGAACGTCTGTTAGTGTATAAGCGAAGTCTGTGCGCGTGGTAATCCGTTTTGAAAGCGTATATCCTGCGCCAAATTCGTCCTGCCGTGAATACTGCAATGCAAGCTCTGGGTGCGCCGTGATATAGTCCGTGCAAGCTCCCTCTGTTAGTGCGTAGTGCTTATACTCCGAGAATACCTCTAAATAAGTAACGGTTAGCTTCTTTGTTGTATAAGATCCATCTGCATTTTTGCGCTGAAACGTGGACTCATAGCCGTCTGGATTGCTCCCACCGCTTTGAAGTTTCCAGTTTGCCTCATTGACTGATGTTGCTAGTGCCATAAAACCGCTCCTTAATTCATCTGGTTAAGTTCCGTTTGCTTGCGCAGAATGTCGGTCAGCTTTTGGTTCAACTCATTCTGCTTATTTGCAACGTCCTTTAAATCCATTTCCTTTAGATTCTTTGCGCCAACACCTCCAAGCCGTCCAGCTTCCTTAATTGCCTTGAAACCGTCTAGCCATTCCTTGTCACGCTTTGACAGTTTCGTACCGCGAGCCTCCATGGCCATCAATTGTGCGCCACGCTTATCTTCCTGCGACCTTCCTTTCTCTTCGTCCTTCTTTTTGCGCGAATCATCAATAAACTGCGCGACCGTCTTTTTGGCGATATCCTCATTTTCGCGCACCTGCTTTTCCCATGCCTTGCGGTGTTCCTCTCTTGCATTATCCTCAATGGCTTTTTGTGCGTCGACTTCCTGCTTCTTTAAATCTTCAAGCTTCCTGGCAGTCTCTTCGGCCAGTTTAACGCGCTCTTCCTGTGCCTTTCGTTCTAACTCCAGGCTTTCGGCCTGTGCTTTAATCTTTTCGGCCTCGATACCTTTTTCAGTTTCGGCAGATATGCGGATGTTCTCTGTTGCATCCATGCGCAACTTGCCGACCTCGCTCAATACCTTCGCTTGTTCGTCACGGTATTGTTTTGCGAGTGCGGTCGCTTCATCCTTGGCTTTTTGCAGGCTCTCGATTTCCTTCGTGTTTGCGGTCGATGCAAAACCGAGAAACGATCCAGACAGTTTTGATTCTTGACCTGCCATTGCAGATGCGCGAGATAATGCCTCCACGGACTTCTTGCCTAATTCACGCGCCTGCACTTCCAGCTTAGTGGCCTGCTGTTCCTTCATGCTGGCCTCTTGACGCTTCCGTGCTACTTCGTCAATAATATCCTGCTGTGCCTGTGCGCTCTTGGTTGCGATATCACGCGCTTGGTACTCCGCTTCGATTGCCTTGCGCTCTTCCTCGGTTGTTGCCGACATTAAACGCTTGGACTTCTCTAAGTCCGTGTTTGCGTCTGATAATGCTCGAGTTGACTTTTTGGCCTCATCAAAAACCTTGTTATTAGTCGCAAAAATGGCTTCTGTTTTTGCGTATTGCTCTTGCATCTTCGTGACGGATTCTTTCAAACGGTCAAACTGCGCCTTTAATTCCTCGCTTCTCTGTTCACGCATTGCCCGACCAAAACCGCGTATGGCCTCTTCAGCGGTATCAATGCCCTTTTTAAACGCCATCACGCCTGCACTGATAACAAGGATAGGTTTCGCGCCAATGTCAAACAAACCCTTTAAGCGGTCAGAAAACCCCTTAACGCTTGCTTGTGCTTGCGCTAGGCCAGCATTAAGCATGTTCTTTGTCCGTAGCGTAATCGTTAGGTCTTTATTTGCCATTGTGCTTCCTTAAAAGTGATTGAGTGTAGCGAGCGAGAATGAGTGTTGCCTTTTCAATGCGCGTTTTCTTCTGTTCCGCTTCGTCCTGTTTGCAAGTCGTATCAATGAAGTTTCGCACGTAATCAATTGAGCATTGACGTTCCCACATTTCAAACGTACCGCCATGATTATCGACCATCAATTGCGCCAATTGTGCGAGCGTGATACTGTTGTCCTCTTTTACTGGCAAATCATCACGCTTGCATTGGTCAATGATGATGGTTAAACAGTGGCGCACTTCTTGGATGGTTGCTCTAATGGTTTTAAACCATGCTTCGATCTGTTCCTCTGTCACCGTATAAAGGTCTGCGTCACGGTGCGCCATTGCGTAGGCCAGCGCGTGTTCCGAGTGTTGCATCTCGCACCCGACATCATCCCACCATGTACCGCTATGAATTGTCAACGGCCAAAAGAACACATTACCGCACTTTATAGGCTTTCCACGCGCCAATGATACGCGCTTGGACGGTGTTTCGATTTCCCATGCAAGCGCGTTAATGGCTATGATATCAGAATCCGAGAGCGTCACGCCTTGTGCGCGTAACGCCTCGATCTCTGCCTCCGCTTGACTCGAAAGTGTGCGGTAGTTCTTCATGTGGTTTTATGCCGATACGCGAGGAAGGCTGGTTGCAGGGTCAGCCAGTGTTGCGCTTGCAGAACCAGTCCAATACTCGTTTGGAGCTTTGGACGTTGCAGGGTTGGCAAGGTTGCTCCATAGGAAGCCTGTTGCGGTGTCGAGCGTCCACGGTTGCAGGAATTGAGCCAACTCTGCGAACGCCACAAAGTCAGCACTCATAGAACCGTCAGCGCCATGAATTGAAAACGAGACGGGCAAACCTTCACCGTCTGTCGTTTCCGAAAAGTTGACCGTGAAGTCCAGTCCGCTTCCAGTACACTTGCAATCTGCCTCGGTGTCAAAACCAAGCTCGCCACTTCCACCGCCTCCGAAGTCCTGCGCAACCTTACGGCCAGCAATACTGATTGCAGGTAACGCCCACTTATTAAGGAATGTTGCAGGCGGTGCTTCTATCACCTTTCCGACATTACCAGTGATTGACACGGTAGGCCAGCCACCGTTTGAAGTCTTGACCGAGATTGCGGTGATATTCGTTCCGCTGGTTGCAGTTGCGCCCATAAACAGGTCTGACAAAACGAGCGTACCTGTGAACACTTCCAGTTCCTCGGTAAACTCATACATGGTCGTGGCCGCGCCAAAAGTTGATTTTGCCGCGACGTCTCCATATTCATCACTTGCAATGCTCGTTCCCTTTGCGATAGGTGTGCGAGTAGCTCCTTTGATTTTCAGAACATCAGCAAGTGTTCCTCCACCTGTTTTCACAAGTATCAAAACGCCTGCTATATCATCAGTCGATTTTACTGCCCACGGTTTTACATCTGCCATAATCTTTTCCTCCGTTAAAAGTCAGCCCGACTATAGGCAATGACTAAAGTTAATCCAACATAAAGCCGACCCTCTCCGTCCTCATCTGGTGGTGTAGGGTCGCCAATATACAGCCCACCGATAGATACAGCGCACTCGCTTTCGATACTAGCCACCAAGTCAGCGTATAGGCCACTGGTTGCGTTTGAGCGGTGCTGTGCGTACAAAGTATCTAAGCATTCCTGCGTTGCTTCCTCGATTGAATTAAGCGTACTGTGCGCTTGATCGTCTGCAAGATTGGTATAGATGGTTAATGCGACCTCACACATGAGCGTCACGGCGTTTGCTTGGTCAAGCCGCGGAGGGGATGCTTTAACGTCAATGCAAGGAAACTTTCTATCATTTCCAGCGTCCCACTTTTCATCTTTTTGAAGGTTGCGCCATGAACGGATAAGCGTTGAAGCTCCTACGCCGTATGAACGGAGAGCATCAACGGTTGCCGATTCGATTGTTTTTGGAATGTTCATTAAGAAGTAAGTCCTAACTTTTTTAGATGCCAATCAATACGCTTTTCGAGTTGCTTCGCTCCGTCAATCATTGCATTGTTGACCGCACCTAAACCGCCATACATTGCGTCAACGATATAGCCAAGCCTATTACGAATCTCGATCTGACTATCACCAAGACTCCAGCGAACCGCGCTTGCATTAATACGGCCTTCACGCAACACGCCACCGCTTCTTAAATACTTTCCTAATTTAGTCCATGACCGTTTCGCAAGTCCGCTCCGTTTGATGTATGTCTTTGGGTGGTTTTTCAGTCTAATATCCTTCTCTGAAAGCTCCTTAATCTCTGCATTGGTAAACCGTTTCCACAATCCACCTACCTTTAAAAGAACGCCTCCGCGGTCAAGATACTTAATTGACTGTCCGTATTCACCACCGCCACGTATAGGCGAGAAAATTTGCTTGCCTTTTTTGTACTTCATCACGCCTAAAGGTGCTTTGCGTGAATCGGTTAAATACGTCTTGTCTGGATTGTCAACAATTTTCCTGCGCTTTGCCGATATTTTGCATGATGCGCCCAAGCTTGACATTACTGAAAATGCCGCCCACGAAAGCGCGTCCTTATTGCTTTTGCCTAACTCTTTTTCAGCTCTCTTAATGCCGTCAAAAGGCCTCTGCATATCAGCCTTATCTATTGATGCGCTTATCATTGGTTCACCGCCTCAACCGTTAGCGTGGTCAACCCTTGTCTGCGCTTTATTCCCTTTACTCGAATTGCGAACGTCTGCGCGGTTGCGTCCGTAAAGGTGTAAATCTGATTGTGCTTGATTCCTTCCGTTGGCTCGTTGGCGGTTAAGACATGGAGCGAACCGCCCTGTGTGATAACGATACCAATATTGCTATCCTGCGCGTCATTCTGTACGCCAGCGCAAACACACGAAAACGCCTCAACGGTTGCGGTCGATAGAGTACCGCGCCAATCCGTATTTGCGTACAATCCTGCGTATATGTCTGCGCCTATTGCCATAATCGTTCCTAGTTTAGAAAGACCCCTCCGAGGTTAATTGATATCCAAGCGAGGGGGAAAGTCAGCAGTTGACTCTTCTTTTAAGGGGTGATCACGTTGTTAATCAAAATACCCTGCGCGTTAAACGTCAGCGTATTTGTCTTGCTGTCGGTCGAAAGAACTACTAACGTGATTGCTCCTAGGTTATTCGTTGCAATCTGCGCTTGTGCCAACTTAGTATCGAGTGTAACAGCACCAGTTACGTTAAACGCACCTGTAACCTTCACGGTTGCTTCCGTAATATTAAGAACGGTTGCACTCGTTGAGTTGTCAATTGTTGCGCTACCAAGCATAGTAACAATACCAGTATTCCCGAAAGCGAGAATATCAGCGAGTGTTCCCTTAGACGCGCTGTCAGACTGAAACTTGAAACCACCGTTATCTGGGACAAGAATTTTATTCTTGTCTCCAGCGTCAGCACTTCCGTCAACGTCAGCCGTGATTGAAGCCGTGCCAGCGTTTGAGCTGTTGGTCAGCGTAATGTCGGCGGCGGTTGTAACACCAGCCGCGACAAGGCGAGACTCTGCATCAGCGGCGTTAGCGTTCAGAATTGCACGAAGCTGAACAGGGTCTTGAACCTGCCGTTTACTGATTGCGCTTTCCTGTGTTGCATAAGCACTCAACGAGAGAGCCATACAAGCAACTTGAATTAGATTTTTCTTCATGTAATTTTCCTTTCAAAAGGGAGGCAGGTTGTCGTCCCTGCCGTTTTGTTTACCAACGATTAAGCGTTCGCAACGGTGGACTCATTCAGCTTGATGTGATCCGAAACGAGAATCGGAATACCCTCGATGTCGGTAGGAATCATTGCAGGCGCACCGCTGGGGCTATAAGCCGTGCGGGACTTCTGCAACTGAGCGCGAGCCGAGCGAGACATGACAACCACGTTCGGTGTCTGCCCGACAGGGAACTTACCGAGAGCGTCAGCCAGATGGTCATCGGTCAGCGTGTGGCCAGTCGTTCCGTCCAAGTTGCAAATACGTCCGAGACCGAAGATGTTACCATACTGCACTGCGAAGTAAGCCTGCAACGCGACTGCCAGAGCCATGTAACCGCGCTGTGAAGCAGGGGTTGCGCTGGCAACTGTCGGAATGTAAACAAGCGTTTCGGGGTCATACGAGAACTCAACAGAGCCTTCGTTACCAGCGACAACGGCAACCGAGCTAGGATCGGTCTTTAGCAACCAAACGGACTGACCACCAGCACCGCCAGCATTGACAACCATCGTGTCGTCAGCCTTGTCAACTGTGGTCTGGTCTGGGAATCCAGAGAAGCCAGTGCCAGTGATAGCCGCCGAACCCTGCAACATATTCTGTTCAAGTCCTGCGAACATAGCACGCAGAGCACGTTGCGTCTCGAAGGCGATATAAGCCGCCTTGCCACCCTTGTAACCAGAGGCCAGAGCAACATCACGGAAGAAAGAAGCGTCATGCAGTACGCAAGTGACGGACACCTGCTCATCAGCACCAGCGGTATTGATGATACCAGTGTTGATAGCGCGTGCCTGCGAACTTGCGGCGGTAACTTCCTTCATGTACTTGTGAACCGTTCCACCTTGCGAGGCTTTGACTGCGGCCATTGCGCGAAGCAAAGGAGCGTCTTGCAACAGGTCGGTCACGTTAATGTCAGCGTTGTTTGCGTCATTGAGCAGGATAAGCCCTGCGAGTGTATCAGAGAGGTTACTCATAATTATTTCGTTCCTTTCGTTCCCTTTTCGCACATAGCGATTAAGGAGAGTTTGTTGGTGGGTGCGGTCATCTTGACTGCTTTCCCTGTGGTTGTTTGAGAGTTTGAAAGTTCACTGACATGTTTCTCAAGTTCAGCGTTCTTTGCTTCAATAGCTTCAACGTGCCAATTTAAAGCGGTTTCAAAGTTCGCACCTTCACGCATACAACGGACGGCAATATCATTACCGAAACGGTCTGCGATTCTGGTAAACTCTCCACGCGATAACTCTGGCATGATTGGCTCTTCCTTCTTTTCCTCTTCCGTTTCAACGGATTGCGCTTCAACGGTCGGAACGACCTCTGGCATATCCTCAACAGGTTTTACTTCATCAACGGCCTTGACTTCTTCCGTCTTGACCTCTTCGGTGGCTTCTGTGACTGTGACAGTTGCCACAACTTCAACGGCTGTATCACTCATTTGTGTTACTTCCTCTATTGCGGTTTTCTCTACTGGCACAGCGACACTCGCCACTGTTGCCGAAAATGTTTTATTGCTGTTTGAGAATGAACTCGCGTCCGTGTTTTCGTCTGCACCATAAGGACAGATTGCAACGCCACGCAACGGCCATTCACGGATAACGCAAGCAGGGCCAGCGAGTGTGTAGCCGTTTACTTGAACGCTCGCGCCTTCTTGCACTTGCTCAATCTTGATACCGTCACCGCCAAAATTGATTGACGCTTGATACGGTACGCCTTCTTTCATTTTGAACAGAATCTCGGAAGCGCGGTCGCTATCCTTGTAAGGGACAAGTGCGCCACTCGTTACCAAGTCACCGCTTGAACTGTCAAAGTGATTGAGATAGCCAATGATCTCCTTGTCATCATGGCAGTAGTCAATGGCGATGCGGGATTTAGACAAACGAACGCCCGACAAATCATGGACGACATTGCCCCAAAACCAGTGTTCGATTGGTTTACCGCTCCGTGCCGTAAGCGAGATTGGTGCGCTTTTCGAGTTGCCTCCGTTGTCGCCAAATTTAACGTCTGCGATTGACATGAGGCAGGCGTTGGCAGGAATCTCGTTAAAGTTTGTTTCATTCATTGTTTGCTCCTTCTTCAATAGGTGCAGGCTCTTCTTCCTGCTTGATTGTGATAGGCCGTCTAATTCCGTCTGTGCTTTCCCAATCCGATGTAATATTCTTATTCACTGGGTCAAGTCCAAACAATTCACGAAACCAGATTTCATCAGCGATGCATGGAGTTAAAACGCCTGCACGGACTCCAACGCCATATGCGTCAATAATAACCTTGAGCCTTTGCGCTCTCTCGTTAATTGTTTCTTTTACCGCCATGGGTTTGCTCCTTTTTTTGGAGTGTCGCTTGATTGGTCTATATCCTCAATCGGCTCTGGTTCATCTTCATATCCAACAGGCTGATCGCCAATCAGTACAGGCACATTCATCTTTTCGGCATAACGCAATACTTGAGCGGTCTTTTCGATGTTACGGAATACGTCCGACCCTCTGCGCCTTGCCGCATCAATAGGATTGTCAAGAGCCATACCGATTGCGAGCTGATCGCCCTGTACTTGTTTGTACTTGTCAAGCCACGGCGAACCAGCGGCAACCCATTCAACGGCCTCTTGAACGTCACGCAAAGACATTCCTGCCTTTTCAGCGACTTGACGCAAAAGCCACGGTGTATTAGGATCATTCCAAATAGTTTCAATTACCCAATTAGAATACTCTGTACGGACATATCGGTTTTTAGTCCGCTTGGCAACGCACGATACTTCATACTCGTTTAAGTCTGCTATACGTGCCGAGAAGCTTGACCGCCTGCTATCCCATGAGGTAACAGGAATATCAAGCGCAATCATGGCGATATGTGCGTACAGGTGGACACCTTCGACAAACTCTGCGGAAGGTGTACCGCTCTCGATTGTCTTTACGTCCTCGTCTGGTTCAAGGTCAATGATGTTAATGGTATTCGGGTTGAGAGTCTTTTCGCTTGCCGTCGGTGGAGTTGAAGGGTCAACCGTGCCACCGCTTCCGTCTGGTTGCTCGGTAATTACGCCAGAAGCCGCACCAAAAGAACCATCGCTTGACTTGCGAGTGAAGGCGATGCCAAACAAAGCGTGCATCTTTGCCTTTACGATGTTGTATTCGAGAGCCTCATGGATGTCTGCAACTGTATTAATGGCCGTTGAAAGAGGCGATACACCTCGCCATTGACTGCTAAACCGAGTCCAGTAAGCGTCAAAAATGACATTCTGGAACTCTTCCATGTGGTCAAAGTTGTGTGCCGTTCCGCTTGTGCCTCGGTTGCAAATTGCGTACTTCTGTACGCGCCCCCATTCGTCTACCAGTAGGCCTGCTTCATTTAACTTATCGAATTCGATCTTGTCTTGTGCGCTAATGTTATCTGTTAGCGTACCCTTTGCGATACAGTCGGACTCGATTGCCTGTAGCTTCATGTCTGCGAGTTTTATAAAAGCCGCGTCCCCACAGATAACCTTTTCAAGTTCAAACAAGCGGAAAAGCTCATCACGGCCAAACCTTCCAAGGAAGTCGATATTTGCTGGTGCGCCATGCCATTTAAAGATACGATTCACAAGTCTGTCAAGTTGCGCCTTTGGGTCTGTATCTAAAGCGTCTGGGCTGGCCGTACGGAAAGAAAAGTGGAAGGATGAAACATAGTCAAGGTGCTTGCGAACCATCCAAGCCACGATTGAATGGTCACGGTTCTGATCTTGTGCGGTTGCCTGTAACCGTTCGCGCTTGGCTTTGCCTAGAATCTGTTGCTCATGCTTAATGCGCGTCAACGGTGATTTCCTGCGCCCCTTATCCTCTGCGGCTGAATAAGAGAAGCGCATCGGCTCGCCACTTGAATTTACTAATTGTCCTTTAATCATTGGCCGCCCCCGACATATTGAATGAGCGGAAAACAGGCCGTGCGCCCGATGTTCTCGGCTCGGTGTTTTGCAGACGGTCGCGCAATTCCGTCAACCCTGCGAGATTGGCACGGGTCAACGATGTGCCATCAAGTGCGGTGGATTGTCCCTTGGTTAAAATATCTTCAATCGCTTGGTCAACTTGCGCCAAAGTTAAAGCCATGATTATCTCCTTGCGCTTATTATTAGGAGATAATCATGGCATTGTCAATAGCGTTAAAATATAGCGTTTATAGAGTCTATAATGTTTCTTTTTCCCTGCGAGTTACGAACGGTTTACCGCACTTTCCGCACAGCCTGCGCCTGTTTCCATTGCCGTATGTGTTCGTGATCTTGTGGTCGTACCGATGGAAGCAATGAACGCACGGTATTCCTGCATCCGTTACTACCTTGTTTGGTATGCAGACCACCTTTTTACACCGCTCGATAAACGGTTTGATAATCTCTTGACCTTTAGGCGGTCGGCCACGTTTGCGCTTTGTTTCTGTTTCTATCATTATGCTTTCCTTTCTGTTAGGTTGTTTTGTTTTAGATAATCTGCCATCCGTTTTTCAATCTGTTGAACGTGTCGCTTAATTGCTTCGTCAACGTCTTTGAAAGCAACTTCAAATAATGGCTTGTCGTGATTTTCCGTAAAGTCTAAACATCTGCAATCATCTAAAAATGCGATGCAGGTTATTGATATACACGGAAAACATTGTCCAGTATTTTCGTCATTTTTAAATCCGTCTTTACAAACGGTTGTCTGCATTGAACTCCTTTCATATTGCCACATGGCGAATCTGTCGCCGTGGACGTTGTTGTTGTTGAACCATTCCTTGCATTGACCCGACACCCTGCATATCTGCAATCAGATAGCAGATATTCAAAGCGTCTGACAAATCGTTTTTACCTGCGCTCTTTTCAAAGTCGAAAATCATGCGACCGTTTAGCTCGACCTTTCCGCGCAACTTTTCACGGCAGATATGCTCGGCAAACTCGTGGTGACTTCCCTGCGGTAATGTGATACCACCTGCCGCCCCTGTCTCGCAAGTGAAAGCACGTTGCATGATTTCGCGCCAATAGTCCGAATTCCAAAGCACCCATTCCGTTGAACCGTAAACAGGGTCACGGTCACGGCATAGCAACCATGATTGATCGTTACCTCTGCGCCTTATCGTTTCATTACGAGCAGATATACGCGCAGACTTTCCGCTTCGTCCGTATGTTACTACAACCGCCATTTCGGGATGCTTGCGATTCCATTCATATGCGAACCGCTTAGCAACCGTTG